ACCAGAAGGTATTAAAGTATGATACTTCTAAGGTAGTTGCCATATATTATTATTACTCGTTTTATTATATTATTACAATGGTCCTAAACAATCAACACAAGGGTTACCAACTGCTCCAAATATTGCGTCTTCCCACTCTACACTAAATACTCCATCACATTGTTGAGTTGGATCAGCACAACCATTAGAATTTTGTGTAACACCACTATTTCTTATAAAGTATTCGCCAGGTACATCGAAAACATATTCAACATAATTAGTTAAAGCTGCTTGAGTTTGCACATTTAATAATTCTCCCACAGATGTTCCTGGTCCTGTTACTGGTCCTGTACCACCATTAAAAAATTCTTGTCTACTTTTATATGTAGCTGCTTGCCATGCTCCTTGAACTCCACCTGGTGTAATAGTTCTATAACCAATCATATAGTAGGTTAAATAAGCATTATTACCTGGAGTTGCGCTAGCTCCTTTTGCTAACTTTACTTTTATTCTTAATTCACCTTGAACTAATTCACCTGTAGTAAATGTGTCTATAACTGGTGGTAATCCACAACCAAACTTTGTGGTATTTGGATTTGCTGTTTGAGCTACTTTTAATACATTGTAATAAAATACATTAGATCCATTACCTCCTCCTCCAAGAACTTCTGCTCTTTCAAATTCATTAGCGCCATTAGGGACACCTGCCCCAGCATCTATAACTTGTAATAAATTTGTACTATCACTTCCTACAGCACCTGTACCTCCATTAGATATACTTGCAGATCTTAAAAATCCAACTTCAACAGGTTGTTGAAAACCTGATAAACTACCACCTGGACAAGTATTAGTACAAATAGATTGCCAATTAAAACTAGCAAGTGGTCCAAAACATAATATTTTATTAACTGGTGGTATACCAAACACTAACTCATACTCACATGTAGTTGATAAGCTTCCTGCTGAAGGGGTGCATATTGGATTTGTCGCATCAGTTAAAGTACATTCAAAGAAATAAGAACCTGTTACAATAGTACCTCCTGTTAAACTTAATTCTCCGTTATTAGGATTAATAGCCCAAGTAGCTGTACCACCTGGAGATGTTACATTAGTTAGTTCATAACAAAGTTCTTGTGTATTATTAGCTATATCAGCGCTACCATTAACTCCTCCTGTAAATTGACCAAAAATACCAGTCATTGTTGGATCATAACCTGCTGTACCACCTGGTTTACTACAAGCTTGCTCAATACCTAATTGCGCTACGTCTGTAGTTTGAGCTGGAGTAAATCCACTAATTGATGGTTGTACATTTCCTAATACTACTGTTATTACATTAGTTAAATCATCTATAAAAGTTTCACCACCTGTTGTATAAGTTGTTTGAAAACTTAACGTATATGTTTTTGCTAATAAATCTGCTTCGTACCAAAACAATTGATTTGTTTCTAAATCAAAATCATCATACACAGTTGGTACTGTTTCTGTTAAACTAAACAATGTTGTAGGTTGAACAACACCATTTCCATCTATTATATTTGTGATTATTGGCATTCCATCTAAAACTAAAGGATTACCAGCACCATCTTCAAAATTAAAACCTGCTATTACATCTGTTCCGACCCCATCACTTTCTACAAATGCACCGGAAGTTTCAGACACACCTGCTACGCCTGCATAATCCGCGGTAACACTTCTATTAAGTTCAATAAAATTACCTGAAGTAGATGATTCATAAAATATTTCTAATTGACTTTCTACTGGCTCTGTTTCTGATATACTTAAAAACGGTACCATACTAAATACATTCACTGATGGAGTTGCTGGTGGTGGTGGTGGTAAAGCTGTACCAGTTACTTTTGCACCTAATGTATTTAATTCATTTCCTTGAGGTTGAGTTAATTGAGGTTGACTATCTTCAGAACCTACTTTTAAAACAGCTGCTAAAGGATTAATTTCTACATTATAAAAAGCTTGTGAAGCAGGAGCAGCACCCCATGGCACTTCACCTGTGCTAGGATCAAACGCTCCAGCTGGTGCAGGAGTTACGAAAAAAGGTGTAGCTAATTCTAAACCACCTAATCCTATTGGTCCTATTTGTACAACTTCATCTTTTATTCTACCTGGAAAATATTGAGTATTCCATGGTAAAAATCTTTCTAAATAATAACTAGCAACTCCTTTACCAGGTAAGTTACTAATATTAGGATTATTTACTCTACCAAATAAACCAACTTCAGTTGAAAACTCTGATTGTAATGGACCCACTTCTTGTAAATCTCGTGGTATTTTATTTATATTATCTCCATACACACTAGAAAAAGCTATTCGACCATAGTCTTTAGCTAAACCTACGGGATAACCTAATACATATCCTGGAAGATATACATTATAATATTCTTGTTCTTGTTGTTTTACTACAAACTTATATGATTGCCAACCTAAAGGATTAGGTTCAAATACCACAACTCTTATTTGAGCGTTAGCTCCAGATCCACCAGCTACAAACAATAAAGCATCGTTTTGATAACCAGTTCCTCTATCTATTATTTTTATACCTGTTATCCCACCAGCACCATCTATACCAACAACTTCAAATTCAAAACCGCTACCTAAACCTCTTAATCCAGGAGCTGGATTAGTTGTACATACATCTCCTACTGCATAACCAGCACCTACAACTGGAATACTAAAGCTATCAACACTAGCATCATCATAACTTTTATATAAACCAGGTTCACCAGTTGAGGAGTTATTTGTTATTTGTGTTATTCCATTATTAACCTTAACTCTTAATACATTTCCTAACCAAGAATACATAGCACTATATATATCAGGCGTTACACCTGCGGGAACTGCTCCACCACTAGCTGAAACAGCTTCAGGTCCACCAACTTCTTCCCATCTTTTATAAGGAACATATATTGTAGAACCTGCTGTATTAGGATCATCGTCGTTAGAAGATAAAACAACACTAGAAGCTCTACCAAATCTATCTGCTAAAACAAAACCTACTTGATAATTTCTATTTTGTTTAACAGAATGATTAGGGTATTGTGCATAATTATCATAAGCCACAGATTTATCTGCATTAATAACTTCATAATCTATTCCGTTAGGAGGAGTATGTTTTTGTACAAAATTACCATACATAACTCTATTAGAAGTTATTTCTTGACTTAATGCTTTTATAGGAACATTATCATATACTCTATTTTGTTCACTAGTAGGTATTGTTTTATATGGTTTTATAGATTTATAATCAAAATTATAATAAAATTCTGGTCCAGTTCCTGCTGAATTAGGTATTTCCTCAATAGAACTTAATAAGCCATTATTAACATCAATAGTTTCTACGATTTTAGTAGACAATGCATCCGATTCTTTGTATAGTATATCTATTTCAATAACTTTTTGTCCATCAATTAAATTGTTTAACGCTGCTGTAGCTGAATTAAATTGATCTGGTAAGGGTATTTTTAAAGATACAGTATCAGCTAAATTTTCAAACCATTCAACTATTGTTGAATCATAAGCATTCACCATGTCTTGTAATGAATCATTTTTACCACCACCAAATAATCCTATGTTTTTAGGTATAAAACATATTTGTGTATAAGGAGCTGCTAAAGAATACTCATTGTCTTCAAACTTAAATCTATAACTAAATCTAACAAATTTTTCTTCTATTAAATCAGGATCACCTGTAAAATTTCTATCAAAGTTTTGATTAGCAGAAACTATAACACTAGGGGAAGCAAGTAATATATCTATGTCTTTATTAAATTTTAATTCAATAGTTCCCGGTGGAAATGAACCTACGTTTATTGCTGTAACTTCTGTAATAGCTACTTCGTCACTTACTAATATTAATCCTGTACCAGAGCCAGTTACTTCTATTCCACCAGCAGCTGCATCACCTGTTGTTAATAAATCTCCTACCTGTGGCGTGGGTTGTGGACTTGGATCAGTTGATATATTATTATATGGATATCTAAATGTAATAGCTGTACCCGCAGCGTATGTAGCTATTGGACTTGTAGCCGTGGTTTTAAAACCATTTGTATTTTTTTGATTAGCTGAATTTTTTATTTCTGTATTACTAAAAGTTACATCTAATGGAAAAGTTAATGTTCCATCCCCTGGTAATTGAGCAGCGCTACCATCTTTAAAATTATTATAAATAGTAACAGCAGTATTGTTTCTTATAAATATAACATTCCATAACTCTTTTTCATCTTGTCCAGGGAAACCTGAAACTACATCTCCTATATTTATATTACTAGTATCAGCTATAGTTAGTTGGTATCCTTTTAACGGTACGTTTTGAGCACCCGCAGTTACTTGTCTAACTGTTTGTTTTAAAACTAAAGGAGTTTTATATGGATAATATTTAGCAACTGATATTTGATCTTCTAAAGTATAATGATCAGGTATTATTAATGAACTAGGATTAGCTAGATTTACATTTATTTTTCTAGGTTGATTTCTATTATCTGTCCAAAATAACAAATCGTCTATCAAGTTAATGCCAAATATTCTATTACTTTGATTAAAGTTTAAAAATGAACCTATAACTAATAATGTTAAGGTATTACTTCCTATGTCATACTTGTGTATTGTATTAGTAAACCCTATATAAATAGTATCACCTGGCACTCCTATTCCACCTGAGTTAGCAAAACTAACCGTTTGACTTACTGTTATTGTGCTACTTGTTACGTTCGTAACAACTGGATCAACTTGTTGTCCACCTGCGCCTGACGGCACACCGTTCCAATTATCACCCCACAACAACATACCTTCTTGCACACCTAATACTTCTGGATTAACAGCAACACCATTAGCATCATGTAAACTAAAAGTAGTTCCTGTAAAAGCGGTATTTGGTTGAGCTGTAACCACTAAATCACGAGGACACATTCCACTACCTGAAAAACCTGAACTATAAATATAAAGAACATTATTACTCTCATCAGTGTATTGACCAATTATTTTACCATAATAAGTACTACCACTTCTTCCAGTATATAAATAAGTTAACTGCTCATTACCTAAAACATTCTCAAATTCTCCTACCTCCGCCCCTTGTGATCTACTTATTTGTAAGTTTTGAGCATCTCTGTATTCGCCATTTGGTAATATTCTACTATCTAAGTCTTTATTCATCTTAGACTTTAGAAAGTTATTCTCTATTCTTGGCATGTGTTTAACGTTTTATCCATTTAGCTTTTCCACGCATCACTTGAACTATTTCATCTAATTTAACATTAGATAATCTAATTTTTGCGTTTCTAAGTTTAGCACTTTTTTCTTGTTTTAATCTTTGTACTATATATTCTGGTTGATTAATTCTAGTAGATATAATAGCATATGAAATATAAGAGTATAAAGCATCTTCTGCCATTTTAGGTATTCTACTATCTAAATCATAAGCAAGTCCATCAGATATATATTCTAATACTATCTGAGCACCAATTAAATTACTAGAAAAAGATATTTTACCTTCTCTTTCATTCATATTAAACCAACCATTGTATTGAGCGTATTGTGGAGACATACCATACTGTTCACCCCAACCCCAATACCAGAAACCACCATAACCCCAATTATAACCTGCCCAGTCCATGCCTTCATTATATAAAGCAAAACTAGGTAAACCATTTATTAAATTACTATTAGCATGTTTCCATTTTCTTTCTGTTTGTGAAGTTCCTTCTAAATTGTCTTCAAAATTATCTTGAGTTGGTTGACCTAAGTTATCTTGCAACGGATTTTCATATGGAGATATAGTTAAATTATTAGCTGGATATATAATTCTTTTAACACCTAAATTATCTATACGTGATACTCTTACATAATTAACATAGTCTTGAGGTAATATATTACTTAATGTATGAGGTACTGTTAATTCTTGAGATTTAATAGATTTTAAAGTATCATAACTAAATTCTTGTAAACCTCTTTTAGCATGAAATATTATATCACTTCTATTTGCTCTAGCTATTAATTTGTCTTGCCCTACAAAACCCACTAAAAAATTATTAACTACATCCTGTAAAGTTACATAAGAATAACTACCATAATTTTGTTCTGTAGTCATTCCATAAGCATCTCTATTACCAAAACTTCCTCCATCAATAGTTTTTAATTGACAAACCAAAACATTGTTTTGAGGTAGCGGTGCGGCTAATTGAATTAAAGTGTCATTATTTGGTTGAACATTTACAGTGTAACTTAAAACATATTCTGTATAAGTTATTCCATCAGGACTACTATATAGTTTAAAATTATTTAAAGCATATTCAGGTATAGCAGGATCAAATGAACCTAGTTTTAAAGGCGTGTTAAATGTAAACGTAAAATCATTTTGACCAGCCACTGCTGTTACTACAAATCCCTGCGCTCCGGCGTAATATTGTGCATTAGTTTCGGTGATTAATCCACCATTTGGCATTGGCATATCTTATTGTTTTTCGTTATTATCTTGATTAGCAATTGCTTGTGAAGCAGTTTGTACAATACTTGGGTCTTGTATTATTACTCCAGCGTATGCTAGTATTCTCATTATTAATTCATCTTGTTCTGTTACATCTAAATTAAACTGTATTGAAGTACCAGAATCATATAGGTAAGCTCCTGTTGCTGGATCTGTAGTAAAACCCCATAGTATATTTTGTGGTTTAGCTAAATATGCTATACTTATTCCTGACTGTATACTGCTTGGATATAATCTTAAAACATTGTTCTCATATGTATATATTGGAAATTTATCTGTAGGTTGAGTTAAAGGGGATAGAATTAATTGTTTTAACTCATTAGGTTGTACATATTGACCTAGGTCATAGTCTCTATAAAATACAGATCCTAGTCTGTATAAAGTATCAGTAGTACCAACTACCACTGGCGCGTCAATAACTGCAAAATCTAATAAAGGAAAATTAGCAGCAACAGCATCATATGGAATTGGTGCAGTTCTTTGGAAGAATTGTAATTTTTCTTCAATATTTTTTATACGATTAGCGTATTCAGTATCATTTTGTTGTAGACGATATTGCTGATTTAAATCACTAGCATATGCCTCAAATATATTTAATTGAGCTTGAGTGCCTATTTTATTAAATTCATCAGGAGTTATATAACCTCTTTGTTGTTGGTTAAGTATTAATAAAACGGTTTGATATACTGAATTTACGTTTATCATTATATTTATATTTTAATAAAAGGCGGGCGAACCCGCCTTATTACTATTATTTAAAGTCTTTTTTCTATTGACTTAAATACTTCTATTCCTTCATCAGTTTTAAACCAACTAGCTATTGCTGAGTATGGGTTTTCTTCAAATGGAACATTCATTAGTTTTCTATCATTACTAGTCCAATGTACAGATCTTTGATCCGGTGATATTCTAATAATATTTGCTTCAACAGCGTTGATTGCAAAGTTTCTTAGTTGCACGTTTTCATCAGCAGCAAGGGATAAAAATAATTTAGGGTTTTGTTTAGCTAAAAGTAATAAATCTCTTTTTAATTCTTTTGAAGACATTTTATTTACTTTTGAACCATACTCTACTCTTACTATTGCTTCGGCTATATCTATGTCCATGTTTCTAGCAGCATTTAAAGCTTCAATTTCCCATTCAATTGCATCGATTTCATCATCAGCTATTTGTTGAGGAATTAACTCTTTATATCTGAGTTTTTTCATTGGATGATATAAAGAAAGTAATTTTTGTAAAGCAACTCTTTCTTTAGGTACGTGTAATGTACCATCTCTAAAAGTTATATGTCCTAATGTTACTTCTCCTTTTTGTTCATCTACAAAAGGACTTGACATATTTGTAGCATATCTCAATTCTCTTTGTTCTCCTTTTAAAGAATCATACCAAAGTAAAGCATGTTTTCTAGTATGCTTACCAGGTATTGTAAATGTTAAAGGTTCTTTATTACCTGTTAGTATATAAGTTCTATCTTTTACCTCCCAGTCTGGTTTGACTGGTTTAGGATTTTTAGTAGGTTTAACCGCAGCAATTGCTACTTCTTCTACTTCTTCTTGTTTTTGTTTTTTTGCCATAATATAATATAATTAAATAAGTTAAAAGGTATATGGGCGCCGAAGCGCCCTAACCTTTATGAATAGTTATACTCCTTTGAATAATACAAAGTTGTTAGCAGCTTGAGTTACTAAACATCTTTCTGAAAGGAAGTTTACTTCCATTGCATCAAGATCACTAGTAAATGCACCACCAACAGAACCTGTTAACCAAGACTTCATTCTTCTATCATCAGTTTGTGAAGCTCTATATCTTACGTGTAAGAAAGGTCTTCTGATGTTAGTTCCTAAAATTTGATCATAAACAGTTGTAGTACCAGCTGGTATTAAAACTCCTTCAATTGAGTTTGGTCCAACTTGCGCGCCTCTTGTAGAAGCATCGTTTAAGTATTTCCAATCTGTTTTGTAGAAGTCATATGAACCTCTTCTGAAACCGCTAAAACCTAAGTTTAATGCCATTTCTTCTGAGTTTTCAAATAAACCAAAAGCAGTACCACCTGCACTACCTGCTGAAATTGCAGCAAGCATATCATCAAAGTCAAGAGCTGTTTGTCTATCTAAGAATAACATGTTCTCTTCAATTGCACCCTGAGTATCTAAGTTTCTAAGAATATCATCGAAATCACTGATACCTGTAGCTGCAGCGAAACCAACTTGTACATTACCTCTATCTTCGATAGCTGCAAATAAACCTTGTGTTCCTTTTAAATTTGCAATAGGAGAAACAGCTGCATCAACTAATTCACCTTCTACACACATCATTTCTAAATAATCTTCAAATCTTAATCTAGTTTCAGATTCAGCTTTCAGATACCATAAGTATCCTCCAGTTCCATCTTCAGTTGAAACCTCAACCCAACCAATCTGTGCTGTATCAGAACCATTTACTACGTATTTGTTTCTGATAATTACAGGTAAGTTAGAAAATTGAGTAAACGCTGGGTCAACACTAATGTATCCATCTGGTTGTGTAGCAGCATCGTAGTTAGGAGTAATAGATCCTTTTCTATACTCAGAACCATATACGAATACTTTTACAACACCAACTAGTCCAGCACCTGCTAAATTAGCAGCTGTGTAACAAGATACAGTAATAGTTGCACCAGCACCAGCACCAGGAATAGAAGCAGTAACAAGAGCTTTAGCTTCGTTACCGAAGTCGTCCATTATTACTACAGTAGAGTTTACAGAAATAACATTATTTACTCCTGCAACCGCACCTGGGTTAAGTGTAATAACACCTGTAGCACTTACAAATGTACAGTTGTCATACGCGATATGTAATCTATTTTGTTCAGACCAGATTACTTGGTCACTTGTCATTGGAAGCTCCGCTCCAACCATTCTTAAGAATCCAGATAAGGTTCTATTACCATATCTTTCAACTTCAGCTTCATAAATCTCTGGAAGATACTGATTCGCAAAAGATTGGAAATCAGCAGCAGCAGGATCTGTCCACTGTAAATAGTTAGTTTGTAAGACTTCTTGAGTTTGACTAGGTATAATCGAGCCAAACTGGGGATTTAAAGCCATAATTTTAAATTTTAATTATTAAATGTTCGTTTTTTGATTTTTAATTTTGATGAATCTGCTCCACTAATTGCTTTAACCTTAAACCCGCTTACGTAGACATCCCCGCTGGCAACTTGCCTTGGCGCATCCGCAGCTGGATTTTTAGATTTTTGTACGACAGTTTTAACACCATCTGCTTTACCTTGCTCATAAAAATGAGAAGCTAGCTTATCAGCATTCATCGCAGCATATAAAGCTTTATGATAACCCGCAGCATCTCCAATATTTCCTTCTTTGTCTAAAAATCGTTTTACAAAGTTTTCTATATTAGACTGCGTATCAGCAATTGTCTTAGGATCTTTTACTTTATATCTAAATCTTTTTTCTCCTACTGTATAATCGAAACCTTCGAAATTAGGATTAAACAATTCATTAGTTTTTTGTTTAAAAGTTTCTTGAGACTGCTTTATAGTTTCTTGCTGTTTATTGTAACGATTGAAAAAATCCATAGCTTTTTGTTGCTCTTGCGTAACACCAGGTCTTTGCTTTATTTCAGCATAATATTTAGATTTTTTATTTTCTAAATCTTTCTTAGCATTAGCAACTGCTTCTTTATAAGCTAGTTTTTTTCTTCGTATATCTTTTTGCTCATCTAAATCTTCATCATAGTTATAATCTTCCATAATAAGACTAATATCTTCTGAATCTAAATGAGGTTTATTTTTTCTTAAATACTCTTTTAATAATTGATCATCATCTAGTTTACTATAATCTTTATTAAGTTCTACATAATCTTCAACTGTTCCTCCTGTTTCATTCATAAATGTTACCAGTTTTTCTACATTTTCTGGTAATTCAGGCATTTTAACTATTGGAGTATTTTCTTTTTGTGGTTCAACTGGTTTAACTTCATCTGTTATTTCTTCAATTACTTGGATCGGAGATTCTTCTTTATCATCTGTATCGCTGACCCGTACTTCTTTGTCCACTTCTCTGCTAACTTCGGGTTTGTCGCCCACAGGTATCTCCTCTGTTTTTCGCTCTTGAACGGCATTGTCTTCTTTTTTAGTTAAATCAATTTTAGGAGTTTCAACCTTTTCTTCTACAGGTTTTTTCATCTCCATTTTTACAGGCGTATTATCAGTTTTACCTAAATCCTTTGCCTTTCTTCTAGGTTTATTTTTACCTTTTAAAGTAAATTCACCTTCTTGTTTGACCTCAACGGCCGCTTTTTGTTCTGCCATAATAAAATATAATTAAATAGTTAATACTATATAGTTGGTGCTTGCTGTTGTTTATTAGCTTCAAAATCAATTGGCATTAAATCATTTTGTCTTTGATCTATCATTTGACTTTGTTGTGTACCAGCTATTCTTGTTCTCTTATCTTTACGATCCTCAATCATTTGTTCTTTACTTGATTCACGTTGATTTTTCATTTGTTCTAATTGTAACTGATATTGAAATTCTTCAGCCATTAATTGACGTTTAATTTCAGCTTCAGTTTGCATACGCTGTATCTCAAATTGAGACTTAGCTTGTTCAAAATTAACTTTTTCACTAGTTAAAGCTTGTTGTTTTTGAACTTCTGCTTCAGCTGCTGCTTGTGATGCTTGAGCATTAGCTTGTGCTTGTTGTTGAGACATTTCCGCCTGCATTTGTCTTTCTCTTTGCAGCTTACGTTTACGCTTCATTTTTAGCATTTGATTTGCTAATTTTAAATTACGTATTTGTCTTATTTCAATAGCGTCTTCTAAATCTATTCCACCACTTGATAACGCTACTTGTATGTTTTGTTCAAGTTGTGCTTTTTCTTCTTCATCTGGTTCAAGATCTAAGAATATACCAAAATCATGTAGATTTAAGTTTTTTAACCCATCTAGTGTTTTACTATTAAATACTGTAATACTTTGATTCAATGCGTTAGCAGTTAATGGATATTCTAACATATCGTTAACTTTTTTAGATATATTTTCACATATTCTTAAAGTTAAATACAAACTAGCATTGTTTATATGTTTAGTTGCAATATTAGAAGCTTGAGCTGCAATTTTTTGTAAACCTACTAGTGTATCTTTATCTGCTAATGCCCCATCTCTTGCCTCGTTTAATCCGGTCACATCTCTTATCATTTGTAAGTAATAATTATACGTGCTAATTAAACTTTGTATTTTAGCTTGACCACCAGATGTTTGTAATTCTTGTACAGGTATTTTACCTCTATTTAATTCACCATCTTGAGTTAATGATCTACCTACAACAGAACCGGTTTGGAAATACATATTTAATGCTTCTGCTGGATTATAATTTGTACCATTACCTAAATCAACTTCTGCAAGTCCGTCCATATCTAAGAATACTCCATCTGGTACCATTCTAGCTATAACTTGTTGTAGTTTTAAATGAGTAATTTGAATCATGTCAGCAAAACCAGTTATTCTGCTTACAGTTGAATCAATACGACCTTTGTACATACGAGGTGCACATATAGCATAATTCATTTCTACTTTTGTAGTATCAGCCATTGGTCGTGTCATATTAGGACACAACTCCCATCTTAGCAATAAATTAGTACCTAAAACTTTTACACCTCTATATAAAACCTCTATAGTTCTACCCACTTTTTCAAAGTTATCATTTTCCGGTGGATTAAATGTATCTGGTTTTTCAATAGCTTTAACTAAACCTTGATCTGTTTCTTTTATTTTAAATACTTGATCACTGTAGGTTTTATATTCAAAGTATAATAATGGAATAGTGTTTTGATCTGATGGACCATAACCATAACCATACATATAACTTTTATCTCCTTGATATTCTTGTATTCTTTCTAATGTTGCGTCATCTAAATTAGGAAATTGTTTAGCTATTTCTGGTAAAGTTACAGCTTTTAATTCTCCTACATAATATATATCTTCAAAATTAGGATCTTCTGTATAAGAATATATTAAATAAGCGGGATCCACATAATCTACTGTAATACCATTGGATACATTAAAATTAGTTTTACAAGCTCCAATACCACATGTAACTAAATCATAATTAACTCTACGTTTTGTTAACTCCCATTTGTTATAATCTAATACTTGGGTAATAACTTCTTCTTCTGCTATTTCAACACTCTGCTTATAAGATAATTGCATATGTAATTCAAGTTCCTCTGGAGTTTGAGGCATTTTATCTTCTGCTATTTGAGTATTAAATAAATCTTCTCCTAGTTGAGCATTGATTTTATTCATTGTTTCTCTAGCAAATATATCTTGAGCTAAAAGCTCTGCATAGTTAGTTCTTTTTTGTAATGAAGCTGGGTCTTGAGCAAAAGCGTTTATATCATATTCTTTATTAGAAATACCATTTGTAAGTATATCTACAAATTTAGAAATAATAGGTACTGGTTTCCAGTCTAAATTTAAATAAGATAAATCACCATTAATAGATAATTCATCTTTATATTTTTGAGTAGGTTGTTCACCTCTTGCGTATAATCTTAGTCTATTATAGTTATTCCAACTAGTCAAATATCTATTACCATTTGTTCTACCTTGACTAAACCACTCTTGTTCTATAGCTTGAGCAACTCTTTCACCGTATTCCCAACTGGATTTTTCTGAGTCACTAACTACTTGGCTAGGAAAAATACTATTACCATTTGTATATACACTTTTCATTTAATCTATAATTTTAGATAACAACCCACTATTATCAAATTTTTTTATTCCTAAATCATAATTTTGTCTTATTATTTGAGGAATAGGTCTATATTTATTTTTATTACACGCCATAATTGCAAGTCCTGAACTAATAGAAGCATCATGTGTTGTTCTATTATTTATATCAAATCTTGCCCAGTCATTTAAAGTTCTTTGAAAATACACATCTCCATAGGTATTATCACCACGTAAACCAACATATGTTTCTATGTAACTTTCAATTGCAGCGGCATGAGCTTGCTTAATATCTTCACTAGAGTTAGGTATACCACCTATTTCTCTTTCTGTTACAGATAATTTATTATATATTTTATCTGGTCTATTCATTGCGTAACCTCTATAACCTCTTCTTTTAAAATGATATAAAAGTCTAGGTTTATTATTTTCTGCTAATATTGGCATTCCATAAAAAACGCAAGCCATTAATACATCTTCAAAAAATATTTCAGCTGTTTGAGGTCTAGCTATATATTCTAAAAAGAAATGATTAGGTGGAACATCTTCCATGCTAAATTTAGTTAAACCATGTAAAGCTCCTTTTGAACCTCTCTTGTCTACTGTTCCTGATATATCATAACTATCACAACCAAAAGCACCAAGATTATCATTTCCAGGATATTTTTTACCTAATTTTTGTATTACATTATTTTGTAATCGTTGAGGAGGTATCCATGAAACAAAAAACCTACCATTATTTTGTGGTACAAATATAACTGATGTATCTTTTACTCCACCCATCCATTGAAAATTACCTTGTGTAACTACTGATGAATGTTTTAAATCTGCATTCCAATCAATTTGCTCATAAATTTTAGTTAAATTAAACAATGATGATTTAGCTTCATCTCTAAAAGCATGTTCTTCAGTTCTTGGAAATTGTCTATAAAATTCATTTAACGCATCTTGATCATCTTTTAATCCATCAACTTCATTTTGCCAATAATTTATTACGCCTTGCGTGATAGGTAATCCATGTGGTCCTTTAACGAGGTCTGTCGGAGTGTCGAAGACAGGTATTCCATAAGAATTAATGTATCCTTCGTAATTCCATTCCATAGGAATGAACAAAGAATAGAGTCCCGAACGAGTCTGTCCATTTGCATTTCTTTTTGTAACATCTGAGTCATAATATAATTTTTTAAAATTATCACCACCTTTATCTAAAGCGTTACAAGTTGAACCCATCATACATTTACCAATAATTCTAGAACCTAAACGTAAACATGTTTTAGTTACACGCCAATTATTTAATATATTGTTTGGTCTTTCCCATTTACCACTTTCATCATGTACTAACAGTTTTAATTTTTCACCATCATAGCTGTTGTCTCCTGTATTTTTCCAATCAATAGTTGTATCTAATCCTTGTAATTCTGTAGATGATTCGTTAGATATAAGTTTACGTCTAGTTAATTTAGTAGCAGGAACTCTATATGCTAATTCTGTTTTAGGTCGATCCATACCATCTTGAATCGGTTTAAAAAAGAAAGGATAATTAACAGAAATAGGTACAACTTTATCTGTAAACATTGTTTTAGCATCAGGACCTGATTTAGATAATATACCGTACCTTGAATCTGAGTTTAATGTTGCTAAGTTAACTGTTTCACCTGAAGCCATAAATGAAAAACCAGAACGTCTATTTTTAAGATAACACATACCATAACATCTAGTATCTGCTTTACATGCTTCCCAGAAAATAAAAAACAATCTATTTGATTCTCTAAAATCTGGTTTACCTACATCAATTTTACTCCATTGTAAATACATATATTGAGTACCTGTAATGTATGTAGGTTTATTGTTATTGTAAAACCAAAATCCTTCTTCTCTTCTACTAAATTCTTGATCTATATAATCATACCATGTTTCTTTAAAATCTAAAGGATATTCTTCCCAATCAAAAATTGTTTTAATTCTTTTTAGTTCTTTAGGCAAAGGTATATATTCAAATCTATCTGATTTAAATTTTTGTATATTTTTTTCTTTAGGTAATGCTATTTTTAATCCTTGTATTTCATAGACTTCACCTACTTCACCTGTCTTACTAATAACAACAACATCATGTTCAATGTTATAACCATATTCCCATTTTTTATATTTGTTGTTTCTTTTAAGAACTTTAGGTTTTATATGATTTTCTAATATTTTATATAAAGATTGAGTATACATTATTTCGACCTCCCTTCAGCAAAACCTTTAAATTCTTTAGGTTTTTTTGTTTCTTCCTCTACTTTACCATCAATTATATTTTGTTCTTCGTTTATTCTAGCTAAAATTTCAAAAGCATCAAATATTGCTAACTTTTTTGTAGCCGCAGCATTTTTAAGTCTATCTGCAGAAATATCTGGTCCAAATTCAATAATAGGTTCTTTAGCAACTTTAATTAATTCTTCAACTGCTATATGTCCAGCTTGGATTATATTCCCTTTTATTTTCTTTATTTCCATAATTAATTACAATATCATTTGATTTCATACAATAAAGACGCTCATCGTCTATAAAAAACTCCCATTCAGATCCAGGTTTAAAACCAATTGTGTCTCCTGGGTTAATATTAGATGCTTCTAAGTTGTTGTTACTTATTTTTAGTATACCAACATAAGGTTCTTCTTTTCTATTCTTTAAATGATCAGAATTTTTTATTGGTTTTACAAAACATCTATCACCAAAACTTTGCCATTCACTTTTATTTTTATATAAATATATTTGATCTGGTGCAGCGAAGTATAAATCTTTTTTAAAATAAGAACGACTATTAGTTTGTTTACCTTTCATATTATAGAACCTTCT